ATGGGTTTAATAGGAAGAAAGCGTTTTCAGTACGACACAAGGCTAAATGTTCTTACCTTAACGGAAACCGGCAAACAACTATACAAACACATCTTAGACCACCTGTAAAACTTTAAAAGTTTGACTAGGTGCGAAAATTGAGTGTCAAAAGTTGAGTTAAGAAATAGTTTACTTATTTTTAATTATTGAGTGTACTAAGGTGCTCAGTGTTAATAAAGATAAACGGTTGACAGCATAAGCGCAGCATGATATCTTATGCTACATGGGCGGCACCGGCCCTAAACGTGGTGCAGCCAACCCTACATCACACCAAACCTCTATGTCCAAACTATCTGTACCGAATCTTGTACAACAAGGCAAGCTCGCTGCTCATCTTTACGATGAGTGTGATGTCGCTTTATCTCAGTTAAACGAATCTTTTGGCGTACCTTATGATGCGGCCCGAAGTAATTTAACTAATGATTTAGTTAAGGCTGACTTATCAGGTGTCGATCTTAGCTTGTTTCAAGGTAAGGAGTCACTGTTTCGTTTCCCAGAACACAATGCAAACATCGTGGTGCGAATAACCAAAAGCCCCACGGCTCACTCCAAAATAGATAAACTCGATGACAAAATTGCACAGCTTGAGCAAAAGCTTAAGGTGGCTAAGCTCGAACGCAAACAGTTGATTGATCAACTGAAACTAACGTTCAAAGTTGACTTCATCACAGACAAAATCAACCTCGCATTCTCCCGAATCAAGTGATCACCATGGACAAAAACATTTTCATCTTGCGCGTTGAAATTAGCGCCAGCGTTAGACAAAGCACTCAGATCAAACTAGATGATTTGCGGTTACAGAAATCAGTTATTGAAGCTTTAGAAAAGCAACAATCAGTTTCTGTGAGACCTAATTTATCAGGTAAGCTCAAAGAATTTTTGAGTTATTTGCGGATTGAACAACGGAAATTGTATGACGATTGCACGATCCATCAAGGAGACACTCACTTTCTCCACGAGGATTACTTTACGGACGCAATGCAACGCATTACATTAATCAGACAGAACGCCGCAAACTTTAACGAATTATTAAATGAAATGTGGCTGCCGGAATATGAGAAATGGGCGACCACTGTTTCTGGTTTCCTTGAACCACTGTTTCAGCATGAAGATCCTTTGTCGTACAAGATGGCTAAAGAGGCTTACTTATCCTTGTTCCCGACAAAACTAGAGTTCGAGAATCCTATAAACGTCTACGTTTTAGGACCGAATCCTGTGTTCATGGATGCTGCAACAAGCAAGGACGATCACCCATTAACAAAAGCTATATGGGAAGCGTCAGTTACAAACACTAATGAGGTGCTTGAAGCAGCTCGATCAGGAGCAGCAGATCGCGCCTGCCTTAAAGCAGCGGAATTGTTGGATGATCTTGACGTGCGGATCGCTAGCAAAATAGGTGAGCGACAAACGGGAGGATCAAAACGTAGAGGTTCCTGGCAAATGACGGCAGAGAATTTACAGTTGATCTCTTCACACTGTCCAGGGTTTGAAAAGCTAACAAGTTTAACAAAAGAACTAACAGAAGTTGGCCTTGGTTTACAAGCGGGCGAAGCTAAGAAGCGGGATGAAGCATACAATAATTTTGCGGAGATAAAAGTAAGGATAAGAGAGGAACTAGAGAGCATAGTTGCCACAAGGGATTCTTCGGACGGTTTAGAACTACTGAAGAAATCTTTAACCTTGTCTGGAACGTATAAAGATCTAACCCTTAAGATAAGAGAAGCTGAGTCGGAGGAGCAGTTAGAAGAAATTTATAGTCAGATCGAGCTAGAAACTAACATATATAATCAACGAGCTAAACACCTACAAAATTTATTTACGCAACAAAGTGAATTTGTTAAGTCATCAAATATGGATTTATCCGAAGTATTAGCTGAAGTAAGGACACTCAGTGCCAAGACTGTAGAGGAGTTAGATTTTTAATGAAGAAAACAATTTACACAATTGCATCCGAAAAAGGTTTTCTTAAAGACATAGAGGAATACACAATGGATATCTTGGAAGCAGTCACTTTTACAAATGTTGACTACGCTTGCGAACGACTGCTTTCTATAAAGCATGCACTTAAAAATAAGTGCTGGGTGACAACGCAAGAGATCACATTTCCAAGACCTAAACCAGCTGACATCCGTCGCTTCGACACACTCACCAACCAATCATGAACGACTTACTTTTCACGAACCTCCAAAAGTTTCGCGGTTCATTAAACAATTCATTCTTAGAACGTGAAGAAATTATTGACGGCCTCTTGGCTTCTGTGATCACAAAACAAAATACGTTTTTGTTTGGATTACCAGGGACAGGCAAGTCTGAATTAGTTCGTGCCGTATCAAACGGATTTAAAAACAGTAGATTCTTTGGTTACTTGTTATCGCCCACAACAGATCCTTCAGAACTGTTTGGCCCTGTGGCAATATCAAAGTTGTTGAAAGACGAGTACACAAGGGATGTACAAGGATATTTGCCTAGTGCAAATATCGCATTCCTTGATGAGTTGTTTCGTGGCAGCTCTGCAGTGCTTAACTCACTGTTAACAGTGTTAAACGAACGCACGTTCAATAACGGTAAAGAACTAATCCACACGCCAATCCAGTCTGTCGTTGCTGCTACAAACTCATTTCCACAAGAGGAATCGCTTCAAGCGTTTTGCGATAGGTTTTTATTTAGACCGACAGTGGAAGCTTTAAAGAAACCAGCATCCCGTAGATTGTTAGATCTATGGGCTTTAGGTTTGAAGAAAAGGCCAAACGTTGAATCAGAACTAACTTACGAAGACTTAATTGAACTACAAGAATCCTTAAGTGAAGTTAAAGTCACAGATGAGTTTTTAGATAAATTCTCACAGGTCTTTGATCTACTTGCTTCCAGAGGAATAACTATTAGCGACAGGCGTCGCGTTCAGATACTTAAGTTTATTAAAGGCTGGGCTATTGTGCAAGGAGATGATACAGTGTATGCTGATCATCTACACAAATCATTGGTTCATATTATATATCAGAACGTGGACGATATAGGAGTTATAAAAGAAGTATTACAACAAGCAATACCCACGGCTGAAAGAATGATTATTGATATAAAGCGAGCGCTAGGCGGGATATTAAGTGAGTATCACAGTATTAATGGCCAAGAATGTAAGGCTGTAAGCGATCTAAATAAACTCGTGAGTAAGTTACGTAAGTCACATAACGATGTGTCGGTCTTAGATCAGAAACTTTCATCCATTATGGAATCGAGTGAGTATCGTATCTCAGCGACCACGAGACAGGAAGCCACTAAGGTGATCCAAACTTTAGACCAGACCAAACAATTGATTGCAAAATCAATCTCTGAGTTATGCAAATGAACTTAAAAACAGAGCAACAATTTATTCGACTCATAAACAACGAGCCTCTTGTTATTTCGGTCTCAGCGCTTTGTGATTTTCTATGGGATGACTTTGTTCGTGATGCACAACCAACAGTTAGATACTTAGTTGATTACTACAACATCTCTCAGATATCACGATTTGGTAAGGAACTATTTGATCTCTTGTACAACGGTGGTGCGGTTACTCCTTTAATAAGTTTAGATGAAGTTGAAGATTATTTTCGACTCAAGCAAGATGGTCACAACCCAGCGCATCCAGCGGGGTATAAACCTGAGAATGCTTTTTGGGTGGGCTTGTTCAATGACGTATGCGAATCCCCGATGTGGCCTAACTTAGCTGCTTTATCGTGCGGTAATCAATTCAATGCAGGTAACAATGCAGTGAACATAATAAACAAACTAAGCGAACTTATAGAAAAACAAATAGAAGAAAATGAATTACTTGGTCAGGCACTGATTAAAGGAGGAAAGCAAATACAAGAACTGCGGGATAAATTTATGCAAGCTATGCAAGAAGGCAACGAAAAACAAGCGGCTGAATTTAGACAACTAGGTAAGGAACTAGGAAAACAAATGGAGAAAACTTTTAGTGATGTGCGCTCTCAAATGCAGCCTGCTGTATCAAACGTAATAGATAAAGTAAACGAAGAAGCAGAGGAGTTAAAGGAAGCACTCGATACTTTAGCTGGTACTAACAAAGGAATCGGCTCCCACAGTGACGATTTAGAAACGAAGAGACACTTGGCACAAACACTGAAACAGAACAAACGTTTGAAACAGCTGATTAATAAAATTGGAGCCCTAAGAAAAGCTTGGAATAATAGGAAACGTGCTAAGCAAGCACAAAGTAATTACAGTGACATTGTGGGGGCTAAGTTCTCGGATGATATTAAGAATATCTTCCCTGTTGAATTAGCTCTAGCTGGAGACATTATAGGACGGACTTTGTTTGCTCTCAAATACTCACAGAAAACTTTATTAACTAAAGACTACGAAGCAAAGATAAAAGAAATATCTAAAGGGCCCGTTGTTATGTACATAGACGTAAGCGGATCAATGTCTGGAAGCTCAGAGATATGGAGCAAAGCAATTGCTTATGTAGTTGCTGAAGAATGTTTAGAGCAGAAGCGAGAACTTCAAGTTCATCTGTTTGATACAGTGATACAAGAAAGCATAATTTTAAAAAGTGATCGAAACAATAACGAAAAACTCTTAAACTTTGTAATGACCTGGTCTACAAGAGGTGGTACAGCCTTCTCAGCTGTATTAAACCACGCGCTGACTAAGGCTCAGATTGATGCCAAAGCCGACGTTCTACTAATCACGGATGGTGAGTCTGAAATATCAGATCCTCTTGTACGCCGTTTAAATGAATTTAAAGACGAAACATGCCTTCAATGGAATACTTTTTGTATAGGTCAAAAAGCTAACGTCCTACATAAATTTAGTGATGAAGTTTTCTTAGTTAATGTCAACGATGACCCTAAGTCTGTTGAATTATTTCAAACATCTTTAAGGTAGCAACTTAATTATGAACACTAAAAGACAGTCGGATCACCAGGTGATTCAGGACATCATTGATTACTACGAAAGGGAGCAGACCTACTACGACACTCAAGCTCACTTAGGTGACGTACGAACAACAAATGGTACTCAACTTGAAATTTGTTATAAGATACTCGACGGTAAACGCTACTGGTCTGCTATAGAGTACCCATGAGTAGAAGTAAAGATCAGAAAGATATCAGCGACGTTTTGTTTCAATACTGCCCACAGCGTTCGACAAATGAACTTGAGAAATGGTTAACTAATCTTTTTGTGCTTTTAGAAAAAAACAAAGAAAGTTTAGATAATAATTTTGAACTTACTTTTCACTACAACCAGACATACATAGTGTTTCTGACTAAAAATAATATTTTTAACTTTACACAGATAACTGACGAAGGTCTTATTTCTGAATGTTCCTTACCTTTAACTATATTTTTACAAGAAGCTTTTGCTATTTCAACAATAGAAGAAGTAAAAAATTTTATGGTTCTCTCTGACGAGTTTGAGTTTCGTTGCATAGCTATTCTGCTTGCAGATGAGATCATTCAATGGGATGCCACAACGACCTTATCCGCCAGCTTTGCTACCTATGCAGAGCACAAAACAAAGCTCTCAAACCTTAAGTTTTTATAAAAAGGTTGCAAGCTTAGTATGTAAGTGTTTAACTGCTCTTGGTCATCACCTCCTTTATGAAACTCTCTTTCAAACTTGGCGACGCTTTCCTAGACACAGCTGAAGCCAACGCATTGTTTTCGGCCACAGAGACTAAAGCCTCAATAACGATCAACATTCTTGACCACATAAACTTGCGCGACGTTGACGCGAAAAAGCTCTTTTCTCTCAGTGTAGAAAAGAAGAACCCCACACTGGCTTCCCTTGCCGCTAAATGTGCTATTGAAGGTCTCACACCAGGTAAGAAGCGCCGCACTGCTCCGATGAACCGCATCGTAGACATTGCTCCCAGCAAAAGTTTCTCTGATCCGGACGAAGCTGTTGCTGCTATAAACCAGATTGACCACATCAAAGGACTTGGAGCAGCAATGCTCTTGGTGTCCCTACGAGACGGACACAAAAAAACTCTCCGCCAAGTAGCTGTTGAAGCGGTTAACTACCTTGCTTATAGAGGTGAGGTGAGTGCCGACTCAGACTGCTTTAGGGGATTTATTAAGAGCGAGAACGGAAGCTACCGTCCAATCTCTAAGGCTCCTGGAGTCGGTAGGAACGAGGTCTACCACGCGTCCCCTATGTACATTGCTCTTCGTGATGGCCTAGCTTTGCTAGCTTCCTGGGGAATGGTTCGCATGGAAAAAACAGTTGAGTTTGGTTCTAAAGATTCTGAACCTAATGGGAACTCGGATCTATTGCGTCGCACTGTGTACGCTGTGGAACTGACGCCCGCAGGACTCACTGTGGCTAATCAATGGGGAGACATCAGTTACTTTGTAACCACACGCTGGAGCCAAAGGGTCCGTACCCGTAGCGTATATAGTGTGTGAAGCCTAGCCCACCTGTTCGGGCGTCCTCTGGGCGCCCTTTTTTATTATGAATTTATTGTATTTAACATCACAAGATAAGTTTGATAAAGCTTTAGTTCAATTAGATAAGATCAAAAAACTTTGCATTGACACTGAAACAACTGGCTTAGATGCTCGTATAGCAGATGTTAGGTTAATTCAAGTTTGCTCTACAGAAGAAAACGATGATGACAGGGACATCTACGTTTTTGATATGTTTAAGATTCCAGATCACAGCAAGCTAAAAGCTTTTATTGAAAGTCGCGAGATGCTCGTGGCTCACTCAATGAACTTTGATTTCCAGTTCCTACTAAAAATAGGAATTGATTACAAGAATAAAATATTTGACACTTATATTGCGGAGCGTTGTTTACGTGCTGGCTTTAAAGAAAAACGAATAAGTCCGCAAGCTAAAAAACCTTACTTTGCAGACGTATCGTGCAGCTTAAAAGCTGTTGTTAAACGACGACTAGATATTGAACTAGACAAAGAAGAACAAAGATCTGACTGGTCTAAGGAAGATTTGAAGATTGAACAGATTGAATATGCAGCTAAAGACGTAGACCTCCTCCCACGGGTGGCGGCCAGCCAATTAAAAGAACTTGTGGAGGAATCTTTACTTGATATTTATTCACTTGAGTCTAAGTGTATTCGATCTGTAGCTACTATGTGTCATAAAGGATTTAATGTAGATGTTACTAAACTAATGGAACTAAAACTCAGCATTAGTAAGGAGCTTACAGATAAGACTCTAGAGTTCTGTACGGCACTAAACAGTGCACTTCCTGAAGAACTTAAACTTCCTAAAAATTTAGATGGAACGTTAGCTATAGGGAAAAAACCGAAGAAAGAATTCAACCCTGGATCAGGAGTGCAGTGCATCCGACTGTTTCAGGAATTAGGAATTAATCTGCCTGTGGATGGAACAACTGGTAAGCCTACACTTTCCCAGGTTGCTTTAAGTGAATTCGATAGCGAGGATGAAATACTAAATATGTACAGAAAGAGAGTAAAAGTAGAAACTAAATTAGAACACGTAGAAAAACTTATAAATAACATAAATCCGATAACTCAACGAATCCACAGCGGTTATAACCAATACGGTGCTAATAGCGGTCGGTTTACGTCCTCAGGCGCAAAAAAACAAACAGCTGCTAAGGAGAAAACAGAGTTTGCAATTAACGCTCAACAAATACCAAGGAGCAACGAATTTAGAAGTTGTTTCAGGGCACAAGTTGGTTACAAACTTGTAATTTGCGATTTTTCGCAGATTGAACTCCGGTTAGGGGCAGAATTGATAAAGATCCCTCAAATGATCGAAGCTTTTAAAAACGAACAGGACTTACACACGGTTACTGCGAGTTTAATTTACAAAATTCCTGTAGCGGAGGTACAAAAACACCAAAGGCAAGAGGGAAAAACACTTAATTTTGCTCTGTTATACGGAATGGGTTATCGAAAATATAAAACTTATGCGGCTCAATCAGGCAAAGTTATCTCGTTGTCAGACGCTAAGGTAGCGCACACAGCCTTTCATACAGCGTACCCACGGCTACGTGAGTGGCACCGTGAAAGATCAGCCATGGTTGCTGATGGGTGGTGCTATGTTCGCACTCCGCTGGGTAGGCGACGCCTTTTGTCTTATGACGATGCTCTGATGACGGCTTGTGCAAACACGCTAATTCAAGGGGCAGGTGCAGACATACTTAAGCTCTCTTTGGCTGAATTAGGTAAGTATCTAGACGACGAAGCTTCACTAGTGGCTTGTGTGCACGATGAAATTGTGCTGGAAGTCACTGAAAGCAGAGCAAACCAGTTTAAAGAAATCCTTGAGAAATCAATGACATTGGCAGCAGAGACTATTTTAAAAGTTGTTCCAGCCAAAGCCGACGCTTCTATTGCAGACACATGGGCAGAAAAATGAGTCAAGCTCCCGAACCAAAGCGAAAGTTTAAAGAAGGTGATCGAGTCAAGGAGATAAACAAAATGCAACAAATGTGTGTTAGTCCATTTGCATCAAGCGCTTCTAAAAACGTGGTAACTAGAATTATGGCGGATACAAGAATAGGTACCGTTTCTGCAACAGGGATAAAGCGAACTTCAACAGGGCACCGTCGGGTTTATGTCGATGTGTTGTGGGACGGTTCAAAAACTCCTTCGAGACACGAACAAATGCGGTTAGCTTTGCTGGACAACGAATAAACGTTGAGTTACTCTTTGCAGAAATTACCAGAGCTCTAATGGAAAATCAAACGACAACTTTAAATTTGTCTAAGCTACTAAGTGCTGCTTCATTTATCTACGATGCAAACCCGAGTAAAATCGTATTTACGTTGAGAGGTGAGGGTGGGTATTACGGTTGCGTAAAGTTAAACGATCAAATTCATTTGACTCCAGAAGTATTTCCCACAGCGTTTCAAGCGGCAAATAAAGCACGTAACCTCCAAAAAAATCTGAAAAATAAAGATAAACCGCAAACCTTAACTAAACCTACAAAAGTAACTAGCGAAAAAGTTAAAAAACAAGTAACTTACTCTCGGAAGTTTCACACATTTCGAGAAACTCAGCACATGCCCCTTCTAAAATTCCAAGAGGTGTGGGTTATCACGAAAGGTGATACTTACGTACGAGATTATTTAGATAAACAAAAACAAAGTCTTGTAACCTACACGACAGAACGTGGTAAAGCAAAGATCTATAAAGACCACGAGGAGGCCAAGATGAACATGAGAGTACTTAAAAATTTAATCGGACCTGGTTTTAATCTGATGCGTTTTTTTGTAGAAAACAAGTAAACTAGTAAAAAAAGTTTACCATGGCTACAAGATACGCTGGTGATTATTTTGGTGTCAGCTTAGATGACTCATCAGACTCATCTAAACTTCTTGAATATTTTCCTGGGCTCAGAAACACGTATAGAAAAAAAACTACTGAAGCAAAGGAAAGACTGTACGAGGAAGACCCGGATAACGAACCTCGACTAACAGGGAACCTACGAGCTGCAGCTAGATTCCCTGGCTTTAAAACGTTTGAAGCCCCGCGATAGTTTTAGGCCTTGTTTTAAACTATACTATTGAAGATAAAGCTTTCGACCTATGACTGCCTCTAGATATAAAGTACCCAAGGGTTTTTTAGACGTAGCAGGACAACGGTTAGGGCTGAACCTAGTCGACCTGTTCGGAGACGATGACAAAGGTAAGGCAAACTTGGAAGGGTTTGAGCCTGTATATAACACACAAACACAATTCACGACTAAAGGTAGGGGTGGTGTCTTAAGTTACCAAACACCAAAAGTTCCCACGACGACATACACAAGTGAGTTCTCCCTCATACCTGAGAGAAAAGAAGCTGCACCTGCTGGACCAACTGGACCAACTGGACCGACCACAAAAAGCTACAACTGGAACGCATACGGTAACCTCGGGGGACCTGGCTACGGTGCTAAAGATTTAGAAAAAGCTTTAGCTGAAGGTTTTAGTGAGCAAGATGTTAAAAACTACATACAACAAAATAAACAACTTTTTGGTCCTGGCCGGTTAAATCTGGCTGAAGATCTCCAAAAGAAATTTGGCTTTGAATACTCTTATGTAAACCCTGTTGTACAGTCAGAAGTTTTAGCAGGTAAATATGGCACACCACCATCGTTGACTCGAATGGCAGACCCATCGAAATTCGCAAACCCACTACAAACGCAGGAATTTAAAAAAGCAGAAAATGTAGCCCCAATAACAGCGGGAATCTCCACGGCCTACGGGATCGACCCTAAGTACTTTGGTGGAGAAGATTTAACAGCTGCTCGTAAACAAGGATTTAGTAATCAACAAATTAAAGACTATTTAGACCAAAATCCTTCCTTGCTGAGAGAACAAAATATTAAAGGAGGAGGTGGTCTGTATGACGAACTTGCAAAAGCACTTGCTCCTACCCCACCGGTAGCTCCAGTTCAAGAAAAACCTAGATTTGACAACCCGCTACAAACTCAAGAATTTGTAAAAGCCCCAGAGTCAATTCAAGAAAAACCTAGAGAAATCTCAACTAATTTTGGTATCGATTCTTCTTATTTTGGAGGTGAAGATTTAACAGCTGCTCGTAAGCAAGGCTTTAGTGACGCAGAAATTAGAGCGTTCTTAGATAAAAATATTACAGGCTTGCTTCGCGAAGGCAATCTACCAGGTAAAGGTGGTGTTTACGATATGCTGAAAGTTTAAAAATAATAACAAATCTAAATGGATGAGTATTGTTTAGTCGTAGAAAAAAATAAAAAAGAATTACAACTCTGCGTAAAGGCTAACGATAATAACCACGCTAAGGCACAAGCAGTAGACATTGCACGAGGACTTCAAGCAGACGCATTTACACTCGTATACGGACAAATTGAATCTTGTGAGTTAAGCGAATTTTTTAACAAATTAGCTTTTAGTAACTTTAGTCACACAGAATGCTTTACTTGGCAAGGAAAATACTGCAACAACACTCCAATAATATATGCGTTAGGGACTAAATACTACGTACGTCCTCTAATACTTTCGTACCTAGACATACCTAAAGATTCTTTTGTACTACCCAAATGCAAAAGGAAAAACTGCATAAACCCTTTCCACAATACTTACAAAAATATGAAAGCCTCAAAGCTTACTAGCGCAGATAGGCAATTGGCGCTAGCCTTCGCAAGCCAAGGCACCCCTATCAAGGACATCGCTAAGGCATTTAAAGTTCACCGCTCTTCGATCTATCGCTTGTTTAACCAATGAACATCCTCCTTTTAGGTCTCCGCGTCACCGACGAACCAATAGAAAGTGAAGGCAACTGCAATTTAAACGCAGAAGCTTTACCTTCAACCGAAAAGAAAATTCCGACAAAAGTAGTTTTAAGTCAGAAAGCAGATCACTATGTAGGAAAACTACTAAAGAAACTTAAAGATAAGGAAGTTTTCCTTGCTATCGGACCAACCAAAGCGGACCCGGATGGTTTGCTAAAGATGCAACCAATGCTAATTGCCAGAAAAGACAATTGGGATGATCTACTTGCTATCAATCTTTATATAGCCACGGGTGGTCTTGGTCCAAAAGCTGAAGAAAATCAACTTGGCGACAACACAGTCACCAACAGATCTTTGGCTTGGCAGGATGAAAACCAAGAAACAAACTGGATGAAGATATCTTGCTGGAATGAACTGTCAGCTCAACTGGCAGAGCTACCTGCAGGAACCCCCACTATTGCTGTTGGAAGGGTAAGCACATCCGAAAAAGACGAAAGAGTATTCTTGAACTACGGCGTGGATAAGATTCTTTATCTGCCTCGCACACAAAAAGCAGCCCCCACAAAGGCTGCAGACCCTGAAAAGGGTCGAGTTTCTACTGCTGCTCTCGGTTCTCTCGATTTTTCGCTTTAACTAACCATGGTATTTATCGCAGGCAAATTCTCAGCTGATGAAATCCTTTGTCAGATTCCCCCCCACACACTACGAATTGATTTGCAGGCTCGTCGTTGGAAATCCGACAGTGATCCTGAGGCGGCCATCGTTGACACCAACGACAATGGCATACCCATCGAGTTCATCTTGCTTGGCTTCACACCATTCTTTGGTAACCTCGGCATGCGGGCGCACGAAGAATTTATACGAATTAGTTTTATCGGTGTTTCACCCAATCATCGTCTACTACCTCCACGGTGTGTCTGCACGAGCATTATCAGCGGTAAGTCAAGCCAAAAAAACTTTATCACGTACTTCCAGACGCTGTATAACAATCGTATAAACGTAGGTGAAGTAGTAACAAGTACCAAGTTCGTGCAGAAATCATTTAACGAACGCGATGCCTTTACAGGAGCTGATGGTCCAAAAATAAACTACAACGCATTAGAGTTTAAGGATCGACCTTCACAGAATGACGAGGAGAAAAAGCTCATACAGGATGTATCTTCCTGGCTTGAGACTTCTGGAACAGAGCTGGTATCAGCTGCATTACGTTCTTCTATCCCCGGTTCTAATCTGGTTGAATTACCTCTGGGTGAAGACCACGGTGGTATTAAGGAAGCTTTTATGGAGGCTCATCCCAAAAGATTAGAGGGTTCTTTTGAATCGCACAAGGCTTCCTTGCCTCCGGCTGCTGAAGCTCCAAAAAAAGCTGAGGCTGAAGTACCTCAAGCGACGCCAGCTCAAAAACCAACTAAAGGACGAGAGCTGAACGAAGAACAGAAAGCGGCGCTAAAAGCGGCTGGTCTGGATTTTTGACGTAAACTGTCTAAGGACATGGGGAACGCGCCTTCGTTTGAAGGCGTTTTTTTTCTACATTTTTAGAACGATTTGGTATCAATGGCGTTTTACCACGTGCCGAAATTTATTTTTGGCCCTATTGCCGACTCAAAATTGTGCTCTGGCACAGTCCTCTTACCAGCAGATTTTGACGGCCAACTCTTTGAACAAGTTAAAGACTCTAATGTAACAGACATTATTACGAACGTATCAGAACAAAACATCCAAGATAAAAACTGGTGGGAAACTCAGAGGGGTAAGGTTGACTGGGTGATTGCAATAACACAAGGACTAGGTGAATACACACCATGGGTCATTGAATACGGTTTAGACGTGGCAAAACAAGGAATATGCATACTGGATCGAATCACTTTTTTAGAACCTGTACGCAGTCGCGAAACCTTTCTTAAATCAGCTTCCTTAGTAAATCTAAAGATTCTAAGCCCTAGACCGTCATTCCGTGCAGATGGTAAGCAATTAAAGGATTCAGTAACCTCAGCGTGGTTTGTTTTCAAAAAAGATGGACAAAAATTTACGAGTACAGTTATCGAGTACGAAGTAGGCTGGCTGCGCCCAAAGACCCCCCAACCATGAGTAAACAACTCTATAAGGCCTTGGACCAACTTATTGCTCTACAAAAAGAGCAGTGTCTCAAGCTAGATAAAATAGCGGCAGTGTTGATAAGTACACAACTACTCACTGAGTGCGTGGATTACCACGGAGAAGCAAGATCAGCTGAGGACTGTGCGTCAATAACATTAGATGGTTTTTCGTCCGCGCTGTGTCTGATGAACGATTTAGATCAGCGTAACCGTGACTATCAATATCAAGCTAGTGAGTTCTTCGTAGACGATGACGAAGAAGACGAAGAAGAAAATGATGTTATCTCGGATTCCTTCTAGAATTACATAAGTTGACACGCACATTGTGTCCCAAACAAGGGTAACTTTAAACGGACTAAGGCATTACGTTTGTAATGGTGTTCCTAAACCACTTCCTTCTGTCACGTCGATCCTAAGCACAGCTCAAACAGAAAAAACGCGACAAAAACTCGCGACTTGGAATCTGTTAAATCCAGGTGTTGCCGACCAAGCAGCCGAAAGAGGAACGTGGATCCACGGAAGTGCAGAGAACTACCTAAAGGGGTTGCGAGTCGTTCCGCCTGAAAAGTACAAACCTTATTGGGATGGTGTCCCTGAATTACTGGATAATTTACTCAAAGGAGGACGAGTTCTGTGGTCAGAAAAACCATTCAACCAGCCTAAATGGAGTAAATATGTTGGAGACGACGGAGTCGGAAGAATTCACTATTACGATCCAGTAACAGGTCACGGATACGCTGGCTGTTGTGACCTAATCTACATGAACGAAAATGCCGAGATAATCTTGGCTGACTTTAAAACCAGTAACGGACCTTATGCAGCAAAGTTTCCTAGAAAAGAACAAGTGATGAGCGAAGAAATACGAAAAGCTTTAGTCTCCGGTGTTTTTAAAGTTAAGAAAACACGACTGCAGTTAGCAGCTTATAAAGCAGCAGCTGAAAGTTGTTTAGGTATTAAGATAAACAAAACGCAAATAATTGTCGCCACAGCGATTAAAGAATTCAACACTCAAATATTTACGTTTGGCCCTGAAGAAATTGAAAGAGACGAAGAAAGTTGGTTTGAAGTTGTGAAACAATATTACGATATGCAGCAAGTAACTTAATGATCCGATCAAGCATAGGGGAACAGACAATGTCTAAAGAATTTATTTCGGGTGCACAACCCCTTTTGTTGGCAGACTAAGCTATCCAAGGCACGTCATGAAGTTCATTTGTTCTGTAAACGAAGTAGTCGCTCAGCATGTCCATCCAAAAACTGGAAAGATACCTGTAGGCGGAAACTTCGCAGCATTCAACCTTAATTGGATAGCGAAGGAGCTGAGTGCGTCGGATCTAGCAACCGAGTTATCACAGGGTTATGGTCTATGCGCGTGGCACCTACTTGAAGGCAAGAGACAATCCGAATCAACCGGCGTAATCAAAGCTGGAATGATAATAGTTGATATAGATAACCAGGAAGATCGGAAAGATTCCGATGGAAACAAGGTACAGAGACAAGAACTTACTTTTGACCAAGCACTCGAACTAGACATTTGCAAAAAATATCTAACGCTTGCCTATTACTCTCCCTCAACAACATCAGAGTGGCCACGGTTCCGATTAGTTTTTGGCTTAGAGAAACCGATAATTGACCCAGGATTTTATAAATTTTTTACACAGAAAATATACGCACAGATTCCTGGCTCAGATATAAGAGCGACAACGGTACCCAACCTCTTTTACGGCCCCAAAAAAGGTGAGAAAGTTTTCGACATATCTGGTAACTACATACCAGCTTCAAAACAGGATGAAGCTCACCGAGCATATTTAGCTACACCAAGAGAAGAAAGCCGGGACGATAAGACTGCAGAAGACATAATGAATACATTAACGATTAGTGAAGAAGGATTAGATCTTAAAAAATTGGTGTCAACTACTGTACGTTCAGTTTTAGACGGCGAGGCAGTAGAGGACCGAAGCTCAACAATGGCAGCGGTTTTCAAGGAGCTCATAGGCTGGAGTAATTGGTTGACAGCACATAGTATGCCTGTGTGCGCATCAGCGTTGACAGTAGCACACCAAGCGTTCTATAATATCTACGCCTACCCTCACGACCTGGACAGCAAATTTGACCGAATCTTAAACTCGATAAAAGACGCGACTGACATCCAGCCTGCGATCGCTCTGGCTTCAGACCTAGGTTCTCTGGCCATATGGAAAAAAATTAAGAACATCGACTACAAGCTCTATCAACAACATGCGACTGAAGAGATCAAAGAACAGCTCAAGCAACTCAAAAAAGCACAAGTAAACGCTGTCCTAGATTTTTCTTCCTTTCTACTCGACAGCCCGATTGAAACCAAACCAGACACGGCTATCTCAAAAACTACACAAGAAAATCAAATGCAAGTCCCATCAACACCCACACAGCTCATTAATCTTCAAAACGCAGGAAATAGTCAGAATCGTCAGTTCTCCGAAAACGATGTAGCAGACATAATCGTCACTAATCAGGGCGATGATTTTCTGTACGACAGTAGCCTAGATCAGTTTTATCATTACGACTTTGACTATGACCTGTGGTATCAACAGGATGAACAACATATCAAACGAAGGATTGTTAAGGCACTCGACTCATTTGTTTTAGCTGGTGTATTGCCTAAATACACTTCAGCAACAATAAACAGTGTGTACTTAATACTGAAAGCCAAGCTTTTGCGCTCCGATGACGGAGGTAGAAAAAGTATTTGGAGTAAGTCAAAAGGTCTTATTGCTTTTCAGAACGGTGTATTAGATACACGCACATTTGAATTCTTGGAGGGAAAACATAAAAATTTATTCCTAAGACACAAACTGCAATACGCTTACAACGGTAAGGCAAAATGCCCAGAGTTTAAAGACTGGTTAAAGAATTCACTTAATGCGGGTCAGGAGCTTTTGATTCAAGCTTTTGCCCGAGCAATACTAACGGGTTACACAGCAGGAGAACGGTTTCTACACCTAGTCGGTCCTGGCGGAACAGGAAAATCAACCATGCAACAAATCATGGTTGCGTTAGCAGGCTTTCACGGAACACATACGTCTAGCCTTGAGATTATTGAGACTAACAAATTTGAAACGTACAACCTAATAAGTAAGCGCTTACTTTTGCTTACAGATGAAAGCAACTACAACAAACGTATGGACATACTTAAAAAGCTCACTTCCGCATCAGACACACTACGCGCCGAACGAAAGTACGGCAAAGAGATTATCAGCTTTAAACCTGAATGTTTGGTCTGTATAGCTAGTAACGAACACATAACGTCTAACGATTCTAGTAGTGGACTCGAAAGGAGACGACTTACGATTCTTATGGACAAGGTTGTACCTCCTAGCTCCAGAAAAGAACTAATCAGTGTCCACGACGATCACATCGAAGGATCGTTTGAACCTGAAATGAGTGGCATTGTCACATGGGCGCTGTCTATGTCTTACGACCAAATGAAGGATGTTTTAGCTAACCCAACTAAGCATGTGCCTTCACTCAACAAGACAAATATAGATGCGCTCTTGTTCAATAATCAATTCGTTTCGTGGCTTAACGACTGTTGTCTGTATGCACCAAATACGCACACACCTATTGGTCAAGGAGCACGAAAGCCCTCGGTGGACGAATCCGAAAAAGGTATGTACGTATCAAACTCATATGGTGCTCTGTATCCTAGCTATGCAAACTTCTGCAAGGCCTGTGGCTACAAGCCAGCAGCTAAACACAGATTCATTGAGCGAACCAAAGAAGCTCTAATCAACATCCTTAAACTGGACGGCATTGAGCTTCTGTTAAAAGATGGTATTCCTTCTATGAAGGGTTTGCGTTTGAAAGGATATGATCTAAAGTCGGACCGGGCTGCAACCGGGCCTGATCGACTGCCCTCACCAGTTGAGTTTGCTCAAGATCCCACGACATCCATCTGGAACTCTGCCTTTCAAAAACATGACACGCCTACCGAAACTTGATCTAACACTAGTAATCGCCGGAGTCCTAGGGATCGGTGCCTACACAGCAGTGGCTTCTCCTGAAAACCTTGGAGCAGCTCTTGCTTTTGGAGGAGGTTTACTAGGAGGTGCCAGTATTGTGCGCGAACGTTCGTGGGCTGCCAAGAGTCAAGAGGAGACTTCAATAAAAGTCACGTCAACTTTTACAGCTCTTTACGAAAATAATGGTGGTCTTGTAGATCCTTTTCAACTCGCGTACCTTGCAAACATCGAGCCTGAACGTGCCTACGCATTCTTATCTTCTCTAGCTCAAAACACAGGAGGAAAAACGATAAACGTTAAAAACGAAGGCCATGTGGTTTTTGAATTTCCTCATACAAAAAGTACGCTTGAAGAACTTACTCTCAATGCACAAAATTGGGTTAAAGCTCAGAATCAAGAGTTAGTACTAGAACTACAGAAACATAAACAATTTATTAGTCTTCTACAAGCTCAACAGGCTCAGCAAACACAACAAACCAGAACAAATGCTTTAGCTTCTTCTGAAGCTCAATCAGATATAGACCCTTGGACTAGGTAGACTCACCAAAGTTCCAACCTGCTAAAGAAGGATCGTCAACGGTTTTAATTGCTTTGTAAACAATAGGAAGTTCTTTTTTTAAAATACGTCCGATGCTGTGGGCTATATTCCGATGCTCTAGTTGAGTATTTTCTTTGCCACGCAGGCCAACGTAATGAATAAAAGATCTTATTGTGCCACTCATATGCACTCTTGTTGTTGTGTACTCTGGTAAAACATTTCGTGCACACTCTTTTGCTATTCCAAGCTCAAGCATCTCGCGGTATACACTTTTAATATCTTGATCAATAAACTTAAGTTTCTCCCAAAAATAGTTTCGTAGATCTCCTGATATCTCTTCTGCGCTGCTCTGTCGGTTAGTCTCCGCTTGTAGTCGCAGATCAAATTTAAACTCGTCTTTTACATCAGGTAAAACCTCACTTGGGTCTGAATATCTTTGCGATAACTCTTGAAAGGTAAAACTGCGATGACGTAATAGTTGCGGCGAGATCGCCCGAGTTGTAGCTATTTCGAAAGATGCCGAAGCTTGTTCAAATACACTCCAATGCCCATGCCGAACACAAAAACTTAAGAGTCTAGTAAATTCTTCTCTCTCTGGATCTTTGGTTGATACTCGTGCGTGACGAGCAATAGTTTTTTCAGATTTTGGTGTGATCCAATTGAGCTCAGCCGAATGAAGCTTCACTAGCTACGGGGGAACGCTTGTTGGTACCTTAATCTAGCAGTGAGTTCAGTTGGGTTTGACACCAACCTAGCAACGTCAGCTGGGCCCAGCCCGAGACGCATCCCTGCCATACGAATAGGTTCACCGCCGTTAGTCATCATTATTTTTTAACCCTGGGCATATTTAAAGGCATTTGCATAGGCAAAGACCCAGCCGTCCTATAACTTTGAGGATACGAAGCGTACGCTTGATCAGGTACATTTAAAAACGTTTGGTCAGGTGATGCGGTCAGGATTTGTAACTTTGCTCTCATATCAGGAGTCATAGTATTTTGTGTATCCACCAAGTACTGAGCTTTACTCATATCAAGCGCCCGCATAGGCATCTTCAGAGAATCCTTGTGGTTATACCCTGCTAGTCCAGTTAACTCTGCACTCTCAACAATATTTCCTTCACCGTATTGAATAGGACCAATAGGTTCGCGAGCATACTCACCACGGTCACGACGATACTGGGTATAGATCCGATTCATGTCATCAATTGTTATAGCCCGTCGAGCTTCAATTGCTTCAGCCGTATTGGCATACATAGAAGGCTTTTCAGTCGCAAGCGTACCAATAGGCTTAACTCGCTCAGCCATCGGGCCGAGACCGCCCGGACGTTGCATGAAGTTGTGCTTTTCCATTTTTCTAGTCTAACTCCGTTTGGGCTGTTTCTCGCGGTTAGTTTTTTCAGACACTACACGAAGATTTGAAGGGCTGTTGTCCTCGGGGTTGAAGTTTTTATGATCTACCTCCTTACCATCACCTTTATGTACGCGACCATTTTTTTCCATGTATCGACGAGCTTTATTTCGTGCGGCACGACGTTTCTTCTGCTCCTCCGTACCTCCGTGCTCTCTATATTCCTTGGCGTAATCTCTAGCCATTATTTGGACCCCTTGATATACCAACCACTCTTATCACCAGTGACCATCCACCGGGGGCCGAGATTCTTCTTGGAATACAACTTACTCTTGCCATCACTGGAGATATAGCCTCCCGAGACAAGATCTAAATCCCCGAACGGATCGTGAACAATAATATTTTTTCTATCGGCAGTTACGCCTATACAACAAATCCAGTGACCTCCTCCCGTTGGTGCGGTGACAGGACCTTTATGAAGAATACCTATGGGAACAGGAATGCCTTTTTGTAGCAAAGATTCAATATCACTCCACGTCCCAGTTTGAACAAAAGAGGCCGAAATTCCAAAATCTTTAAGAGCTTTGAGCTGCGACGAAGCTTCGGTGGTGTCCCCATAGCTGTATACAACTTTTATATACTCGTCATCTATATTTATAGCCTCAGGATCTAAACCACTCAACATCATGGCACAGCTACTTGAGTAGCATGTGCGCATAGGGTCTTTATAGTTGTCACGTTGCGAGTAGTAAGGCACCGCTAACCTAATTTCAGCAGTCGGTTTCTTTACAACATCTTTTTCTACATCGTTAATAATTTTCCAGTGGTCGGGAAAAATCCACCAATCACCTGCGGGCTCGGCTGTAAGAAAGACTTTTTGATGATTTTCACCTGCATACATCCTTAGTTCGGTCCACTGCCACGCTGAATCTTTCGGTACAAACAGTTTTTCTTCGGGTTTTAGCTCATTGCTCGCTATCGGACGACGTTTTAACCAAGTATCTTGTCTAGCTAAAATTGATTTTGACAGCAAAGGATGTTTAACTTTTTCTAGAAACAATTTACGCTCGGCCTCACGACGACGTACTAATCCGGGAGACGCCTCTTCGCCACCGGCTTTTACCCAGCGTAAAAATTCAGCAGCGACAACTACTCGAGTCACTCCCTCGTTCAGTAATTTTAATAAAGTTGAGTTTATAAATGCTGTCGGACCTACATTAAAAGTGAACGAAACTAAAGCGTCATATTCATTCTGATTGAGTTTTGTTACAACAAAAGAACTTACACACTGCTGAGCACTTTCAGTATCACTCATTAAATAACGGTTAGCTTGTTCCTCTGTAATAGTTAAATCTTCCTTAACATCAGAACCTGTGTGGCCGTAACCAATTGTTAATATGTTCGCAGGACACCGATAAGCCTTTAGCTCCAGGCCTTCAAATTCTTTAATTAAATCGAGTCCTTTTGAAGATAACCGCATGGCCAACGAACAAGCTTTAGGTACTCTTGCAAAGAACCGACAAAAAAGAAAGGTTCTTTTGGTTAACTACAGATAAAAAACAGAAAATAAATGTTACGCGGCATTTATAGTTACCCGATACTCTGTAGCACTACGATCGCTACGATCCACGTACACAGTAGCTGTCTCGTTATTAGTTACTGAATAGGTAAAACTAGAGGCAGCTCTACGGGTAATTTTAGGAGCTACAGCCTCACCAGCTACAGTTCCATTTGCTCTAAGAACACGCACACCACGCACAGCAAAAGCTTCGGCTGTCAAAGTAACGGTAGCTGTTCCTGTGGTTCCGTAAGTAATTTGATAAACATCAGCTAAAGGAAAAGAACCATCCCCCGCAAAAGACCGATAATTGTTTATAGTGACATTAGATCCGTTACTAGTTCGGACCTGACCAAAACGGGTAATACCTTCGGGAGCAGCTCCAATCTCACGGTTGAACGTTACTTCAGCCATTTTAAAAACCCACCTGTTTAGTAAGATTCTAAACCATGGAAAACAAAAAGAACTACAACCGAGTGAATGCCTTAATTTATGAAGTTATTATCTTCTTAGAACAAATTTTTTCAGGTTTAACCAGAAATAAACTTATACAAAGAATTAAAGATAACTGTCAGGACGATTGGACAGAATTTAGAGTCTTACTTTTTCTGGAGGAACTAGATAAAGAGACAGCAGAAGTGCAGAAAAAATGGAAAGAGGAAGAACAAAAACTTATGGAACCTATATATAACGAATCACCTCCAGACGGTTCTAACGCTCAGGATCTATTAGGAGGCGAAATGAGACTTACTTCCCCTTGGATGCACGATAAGCCCGAGCCTTAGCACTTGCTCTTTTAGCAGCTTCAGTGTTTTCTATCTGAGTGTTAACTGGTTTACCACGCGTGGCAGCTTTTTTCTTATCGTCTGTTGCACGACGTTCTTCAGGAGACATATTTGCCCAAGCGGCCCGAGGTAAATACCTTTCAGTGCGACCTTTTTCGCGAGCTAGATCAGCCATGATTTAAGAACTCTTTTGTTGTATTATCGTGCACTATTTCTTTTTTTCGTACTCTTCTCGTGTGCCCCAGTCTTCTTTACCCCATTTACTTAAACGATTTTCAGACGATTTCTTTCCTTCATAGCTGCCACCCATTTCTTTGTAGTACTTTGTAGCCAACTGCATTGCTCTAGCACTGTGGCCACCCATACGCTTCCTCGCCTTAGCCTTTGCTCGGGCCCACTTTTCAGGGTCTCTCTTTTTTGCAATTTCAGCCATGTAAAATATCTCCGTGTGTTCTAGCGTAATTTAGCAAGTGCTACTATAATTTTAATAGATCTTGCCAAGAAAATGTTAAACCACCTCACACAAAATTGGACTGAACTCGTAGGAGTTGCTGCTGCCGTCCACGTGCTGGCTCTGGCTATTGTTAACTTGACACCTACACCAAAAGACGACGCAGTGTACGGTAAAGTTTACAGAGCTGTTGAACTTTTGGCTGGAATCTTCACAAAGTTGGTTAAGAAATAGTTAGGCGGCTTCGATTAAACTAGGAACAGTAGAAGCTAGTGTTAACTCACTAGAGTTGAATTCATCTTGGTGTAACCAGTGAAGAATTAAAGTTTCTTTTTCTTCCGTCCAAAAGGATTGAGATCTAAACCATATATACCAATTTTCAGAACCTTTAAGAATATTACAGTCGCCACAAGCGGCTACCAGGTTGTTTTTAGTGGTCGGTCCTCCTGCAGATCTCGGAATGACATGATCTAGAGTAGCTGGATTTAATTTGCCGCAATAAGCACAGCACCCCCATCCATCAAGTATTTGTTTTCTAAATGTTTTTCGCGCACACTTCTTTTGAAGACAGGATAGGTTGAAAATCAGATCCCGTTCGCTCACAAGTGTGAGTGCGGCTAAATATATTTTAGCAAGAAATGTAACTCAAAATTATCTTACATTTCTGTAAAAAATTAGTGAATGTTTTTTAAATGCGCAGTTAATTAATAACCTAAACGGGAATCTATATAATCTCTGGTATTATCACGAACTCGTTGTTCCTCATCTCTATAAGCGGAGTTTAAGGATAGATCTAAGAGGTTTTGTGCGAGTCTCGGACTAAACTCAAACTCACGGTGGACAGGATAGGTTGGCTCATAAGGAACAAAAGAAGCAGGTATTTGTTTATTTTTTGCAAAGTATTCGTAGGCTTCCGGTCCTAGAGCGTCAGGTATTATAGGTGCAGTAATAATCTGTTTAGCTCTAGTTAAGCCTTTATCTATAAAACTAGCAGGATAACCCTTGAACCACGGGTCACCTTGATCCGCTCCAGTAGGGACTCCTATACCCTGAAGTTGCTCCACAGCTCCTCTCTGCGCTTCGGTTTCGGCAATCATAGTAGGGCGACTCCTAAACTCATTATTTATATAATTTCTTAAAAAACCTACAGGATCTCTTGCTTCAGGAGAATATTGTTTTCTTGGGTTTGCTAAATTAGGATCTTTTGCATGGGCTCCTTCGTGTGCAATTATAAAAGGATTCCCCTCTTCTTCTTTACTCATATAAATAATACGTTCCTTTGGATCGGTTGAACCTCCTGGCCCTTTAGAATAAAAATATCCAGTTGCTACTTCAGAACTTCCCGGAAAAAAAGGTTTTATAACTAAATCACGTCCTGTATTCTCTTTAAAATAATTTTTATATAACTCTCCTTCTGGTGTAAATTCATATTTGTTTGTAGAGGCATCGAAAGCACCAAAGTTTGGTCCTACGTCACCTCTTTCATAGGGCTCAAGAACTCTAGGATATACAGTGGGTTTTAAAGAATTAGATGTGTCCTCAACATAATAAGGAAAGTAATCTCGTGACGCCATATAAAAAACTCTTTGTTTTTCTTACATATTAGCAGTTTTTACTTCTTAGTTTTTTTTGAACAATTTTTAACAAACTAAACACGAGTGTTCTTGACTAATCCCTAAAAGGACACAGTGTTTTCTGAGCAAGAAGCTTTTTGGCTTCCTGGAAAACCAAATCTAGTTCATCAGCGTCTATGCGTACGTAATGGTCTAGATCATCGCCTAATTCACAAATCTTTACAAAACCTCCTGCACCTTCGTCGTCAATAGAAATTTGTAAAACCCCACGGCCATGAACAGGGTTCGTATCTGTGCGATGGATAGAAACTGTAAGAATAGTTGCTACTGGAGTAGGGTCAGTCATGGTTTGCTGTTCAAGGGAGCAAGGAAATTAAATGTTACCTCTTAAGCAGCGGACCAAAAACGTCTAAGAGCGTTTCAGTAGGGTGGGTTCGAACATTGTTATAGTCATCCCACATGTTTTGTATATCGGTACGAGTTAATATGTGGGGTGGTTGTTCGTTCATTGTGTACACATTACGAACCACACGGGGGGTTAACTGAGAAAGGTAATCCTCCATAAAATCTCTAGGTTCTGAGTAAATATCTCGGGTTAGCATCTAACAAAATTAAAAGCTCTAAAAACATTATACACTTTTGAGATAAACTAACTTCAAGTTTGCAATAACTTAGAAGTTGACCGGACTAATAACCTAATCTGTCGTTTATATAAGCGATTCTTTCGAACAAACCCACACTGGGTTTTGTTAGACTGCTCTTAGAAAGAAGTTTTTTTAGTCAAAAATTAAAATGAATTCTGATCTACCAAACATAAGAAATTTTAGATTAGCTGGTAGTTTACTCGGTATTCCTTTAATTTCAGATGGAGACGAACGATCTAAATGGGGAGATCACACCTACTACCGGCTTAGTAATCCTGGGTATTCCGACTTCCCCAGAAGCTCTGTGCCAATAGGCATTCCAGAATATGGTTATTTCCCTCAAGGTCAGATAGGGGTGGAAGGTTACCAGTGAAGTGGCGTTGACTACTCAAGTTGGGGGTGATAGCACCCCAGAAATGAGTTAGCCAAACTTGATGGCGCCATCCGACATCTGGATCTTGACGTTACCGCTCATTTTGATGCTGCCGCCTTCTTTGGTTTCGACAGTGACGCCTTCAACCTTTTCAGCGACGTGCTTGACCAGCCCGGCCAGCCAGGGCGGCGCGGGCGCGGAGGATCACATCAGGATGCACAACGTAGTGGGCGCTGGTCTGCTCAGCCCATTCCAGTAGCTCAGCGCACAGAGCGCGGAAGTCAGTCATTGGGCAATGCCTCCAGTTCAGTGGCGATGGCGAGGATGTCATCTCGTTCGATAACCAAGGCATAAGAACTCCCGCCACAGGTCACAATTTCGTCGCTATGGACGTTGTGGGCAAGAGCACGAATGGCGGCGGCGAGTCGCTTGGACCCAGGCAATGGAGCGTCGCAGTAGTAAGCAACCAGCGCTGCCTGCGCAGCGGGGGAGAGGTCAGTCATGTGATTAGTGTGCGGGACTAAGAGGCATGCCGCTGGATCGAGGGGAGCTGCCGCTGGATCGAGGGGAGCTGCCGCTGGATCGAGGGGAGCTCCTGAGTAAATCCGTCGATTTCCACGGGGGAGGAAAGCCAAGGACTAATAACGCCTGGTAACAATGTACGTAAAGCAAATTATCGCCACGCAGTTTATGACGGTAGATGCCACAAGTGATTGGTTCATCTTGATCGCAAGAACATTATGTTTAATAAGTTGAACACTACGCCAGGTACTGTCCAACTTGGTGAACACTCGCTACCCTACCATATCCGTGGCGTTACGAAAATGGTTGCAAACCCGTCGATTTCCATGGGGTTAGAAGTGGAGACCGGGCTTTTAGGGGCGTTCTCAAACTTTCGGGCGAGAAACGTTTAATGCAGTTAACCTAGCTGCACCCCAGCACCGTAGTCGTGTCC